CGCACTAGCGGAGAACCGTGAACTGGCTCTACGAGTTGCCGCATGGCTACGTGACGCACGTGGTGGTGCTGGTGAACGTCAACTTTTCCGTGATATCCTAGTGTATCTGGAAAAGACTGATACAGAAGCCGCTAAGGCTCTGTTGGCTAAAGTTCCTGAATTGGGTCGTTGGGATGACTTGTTCGTTTTCAAGACCAAGGAACTAAAGAAAGTTGCATATACCATGCTTGGTGACGCATTGCGTGAAAAGAATGGTCTAGCGGCTAAGTGGACTCCTCGCCAAGGTCCAATTGCGGCAGAAATCCGTGAGTTCTTCGGAATGTCACCAAAGTTCTACCGTAAGTCTTTGGTCGAAATGACCAAGGTTGTTGAAACCCAAATGTGTGCGAAGGACTGGGATTCCATTAACTTCTCACATGTTCCTTCCGTAGCGGCATCCCGTTACAAGAAGGCATTCAACCGTAACTCACCAGCATATGCGGCTTACGTTGCAGAACTGATGAAGGATCCAAAGGATCGTTCTATTGAAGTTAAGGTTAACGCATCTGCGGTATTCCCATATGATGTGTTGAAGGGTCGTATCTCCAACTATGGAGTTGCATTCAACAAGACCGAAAAGGACTTGATTGAAGCACAATGGAACGCATTGCCTAACTATGTTGGGGATGCAAACATTCTGCCTCTGGTTGACGTATCTGGTTCTATGACCTGCACCGCAGGTAAGACTGGCAAGTTGACCTGTTTGGAAGTTGCAGTTTCTCTGGGACTGTACCTTGCTGACAAGAACAAGGGTGCGTTCAAGGACACATTCTTGACCTTCTCTGGCAAGCCAGAATTGATGCACCTAAAGGGTGGTATCAACTCTAAGATTGACCAAATGGTTAAGTCCAACTGGGATATGAACACTGACCTGAACAAGGCCTTTGCGAAAATCCTAGACGTTGCTGTAAAAGGTAACGTAGCACAAGAAGATATGCCAGCGATGGTATTGATTCTGTCAGACATGCAATTTGACGCTTGCGTTAAGCATGATGACTCTGCAATCCAAATGATTGCACGTAAGTACGAAGCCGCAGGCTACACCCTTCCAAAGGTTGTATTCTGGAACTTGAATGCTTCATATGGCAATGCGCCTGTGAAGTTTGACAAGTCTGGTACTGCACTGGTGTCTGGTTTCTCTCCAGCCGTGGTTAAGCCATTGCTTGCTGGTGAAATTGAAACCTTCACTCCAGAATCCGTGATGCTTAAGACCATCATGGATGACCGTTACAAAGTGCTGTAACGGCTATGGGCACCGAAAGGTGTCCATTTTGAAGTATATTGTGTGTCGGCTTGCTGATAAACTTTGAGTAGAGATAGTATACTTCAATATGGACATGCGGGTATGGTGAAATTGGTAGTACACAGGAGACTTAAAATCTCCCGCTTCGGCGTGCTGGTTCGAATCCGGCTACCCGCACCAAATGCGCCTATAGCTCAGTTGGTTAGAGCAGTGGACTCATAATCCATTGGTCCTAGGTTCAAGTCCTAGTGGGCGCACCAATTATTTACCCGCTAGTGGGTTATCAATAGCTTTCTGGATTTTATTATCCACTTCCTTCTTAAGTGTTTCCACTTCTCTGGAAATTTCTCTCCTAGCTTCAGCCATTTCTTTACGGATGGCATTAACTTCTGATCTAGCTTTATCCAAATCCTCACGTATATCTTTACGTGCTTGTCTCATTTCTTGTTCCGTTTCACGTTGTGCTTGTTTCACGGAACGTTCTATCGATTCGGTCACAGATTCATTACGGCGGATATCATTCTTCAAATCGTTTTTGATATCACGTGTATAGTCACTGGTCTTACCAGAATTTTCTTCAATGACAGCCAATCGCTTGTCAAACTCCGACAAATCTGGTGCGGAGTATTCCGCAATTTTTTTCTTCATGCTTTGGTAGTCTTTATACACCTCAAAGGCACCGTATAGTCCACCCAATGTAGAACTCACTAGAGTAAATGCTACCATCAGTTTGGCTGGTGTGAATTCATAACCACCAATGCTGATAACAGTATCTTTACTAGCATACTTTTTCATAGCCGCTTCTGCGGCGTCAATTGAAGCGTTTACGTCTTTAATTTCTTCTGACATTATTATTCCACTTTTCTCGTTTAGTTAATTCTCTATTTCGTTCAGCCAACATTGCAATCCATTCCTTTTTAACTTCAAGGTCATGCTTCATTCTATCTAATTTTGTATTAGATGAACCTTTCCGCATGGTTGCAAAATAGCCAACACCGAACCCAATCATAACAAAGGGTAATAAAGTAGTTAACCAAGTCAAGTCAAATGTAATAATCATTTTTCGAACTTTAGTGCTTTTAAGTTATTTAATTCGTTTTCCAATTTTTGGATTTCCATCCTCTTTTTACTCAATTCAAGTTGATATAAAATATCACAATCAACACGACCTTTCGGTGCACCAATTGGTATAATGATTCTACCATACACACCAACATCTTTTGTATTTGGATATGGTGATGTTGTTATAGATGTTTGATAAGGGTTGTTATTATTTCCTATAACACCCATAACACCAAACTCTACGTTTGTTCCAGAACCAATAGCCATGGAACAATCCAATTCACCTGACCTAAATCTATCTGATTGATAGCTACCAGGTGTACTAGGTAAAGCCAAACTCAATGCTCCTTGAGCAAAACTGTTTTGCGTTACCCATAATATAAACAAACCAATCAAATACTTCATTGTATCTTTGAGCAGATTCTAGAAGAAACTACAGTGTTCTGAATATTGTCTTTTTGTATTTTAGACTCAGAACAAATGTATTTGATTCTTTTCAAATCTTCTTTTTTAATGTAAATGTTAATATCTTTAGTTTGGAGATATTGTATTTTTACAATCTTGCTTTCTGTTGCATATGAAAGTGGTTTCCAATCTGCATCATACACACTCAATTCATAATATTCTATCTCTTTTCTTTTATTAAAGAGTTGCATCTTTGTTTGTACAACACCCTCAACAAATGATAATTCAAACGTTGGATACGTTGGAAGGAATTGATGAGCATTTACCTGCCCAGCAAGTCCAATTAATAATATAAAAGCATAACGAAACATATAATTTTATATCGCAATACACTCTGCGTTTACGATAGCCTTATATGTTCCAGCTGGAAATGCTTTGTTGTAGCCATGTTCTGCTTTAGATTCCGCTTTAAACCAAACTGTTCCAGGTACATTTAAAGTGATTTCAGTGGTGTTGTTATAAACAGTTTTGTTTGTGGAATATGCAGACATAGCGGCATCTGTTACTCTACTTACGTCCACAGAACCAGTCCATCTAACAGTATCTGTTAATACTGGTGAAGATGAAAAAGCATTAGGTACTGTGATAACCGCTTTATAGAAACCAGATTGTAGTACATCATATCTGATGATTGGTTGAACACCACCATCTACTGTTGCTGTGCTCAAAACACCTGGTGACGGGTTACCGAAAACACCAGCGGTTTCTGTATAAATTACGCATCTAGGTGTGATAGTGCCCGTAATTATAGCACTTTCAGTCATTCCTATTACTGGAGCCATTGCTAACCCGATTGCTATGATTTTTTTTATCATAATTTTCCTTTTTTGGTTTACTTATTATACTGACTATCTACCATTTCATTATGCATTCTCTCTTGAGCCAATCCCAAACCTCTTGCACGCCTGTTGTCAGGTAAATATTTTTCAGGATATTTTATTACATCATTATAAACACCACCTGGCATTGCCACGGTATACAAATTATAACCAGGTATATTATTCATCATTTCCAATTCTAAAACTCTTTGAGCGTCCTTTTCACTTATTAAAGAATTCTTAATTACTTTCTTAACAACTTCTTCTTTTTTTTTCTTTTCACTCATTTCAAATTGAACCTGCTTTTCAACTTCTCTATAAACCTTATCAGCTAAGGTTTTCTTAATCATGTCATCGTCTGCTGGATCAATAACCTCTTTGGCTACAGGAGGTACGTATCCAGGACACTTTGGATCGGTCTTAGTGTTTGCACAAGTATCATACGTATATTTATATTTTACCGATGCATTTTTAACTTCACCCTTACCATCAACAGTTATTTCACCTGGTCCCCAATAGGTACCTGGTATATTTACAACCGGAACTAATTTTGTTATACTATTACCCCTCAGTCCAGACCAATCATCACTACTTCTGAAAATATATGAATCACCACGTGTGTCTTTATTCTGTACATTCACCACCATATTGTCATTCTGATTCTTAACAACAGTGTATTCATATGAAACCGCATTAATTGTTAAACCAGTATATTGTGGTATAATATTTGTCATAGTCCAATTTAAGGCATTAGTTGCCGCATTTGGAGTTATACCATTTACTATTTCAGAGTAAGAGTAGGAGCAATAAAGTAAGTATGCTACCAGCACCAAGCAATGTCTTAGTTTCATTACTCATTTCTCCTGATTTAGAATCTGTTCCGGGTTGTCTATCTGCATTTGTTTTCCATAGTGCTTTAGCTTCTGCTCCAATCAAACCATCATATGGACAAGGAGTACCTGCCATCATCATGGCATCAAATACCCGTTTATCTTGACATAGTGTAGATACAGCCGCAATCTTCATACCCATGTCATATAATGTTTTGGATAGTTTAAGTCTTTCACAGTTCATATCACGAATGGTTGATCCTGCTGAAATACCGAGAATCTGTGTTTGAACCGCTCCTGCTACACCAACTGTACATAGATCGGTGTTTGAGTTGTTCATGGCTGGAATAATAGCCGATGAAGGTGGGGACTTTAGAGTCGTTGTAGAGTCTATCGTGCTTTTAGTGGTGGAATCGGTGACTATAGTTTGTGCATTTACAATACCAAGATATATAAATGATAAAACAATCAACACAAATTTTTTCATTTGTACCTCAATTCTGTTGTGTTTTTGAACGAAATATGATAAAATATCTAATAACTTTACATATTTATGAATAAAGGCTTTTTTATGTTACCCAGCATCATGGTTTTTGACAATTTCTATGGCAACCCACACCAAGTCCGTGAATACGCAACCTCCCTCCCCTTCACCGTTTCTGGTAACTATCCAGGTTTCAGAACGGATGTTATGAAAGGAAAATACAATACTGATGCTAAAATGATGTTTGAGGACATACTGAGAAAGAAAATTACGTTTTGGCCAGAAAAAGACAATACTTCTTTCCAGTATACAACATCGGCAGATGAAACATGGGTTCATTATGACACGACAAATTGGGCCGGAGTTCTTTATTTAACTCCAGACGCACCATTAGAGTCTGGAACGGGAATTTACCGAAATAAAGAAACAAAAATATTCATGCATGATCCAAAAAATCCATCAACGGATTATAATAGTAATAATAAAATTTTGAACAATTTGGATTGTTGGGAACCAATCGTTCAAGTATCCAACATTTTCAATAGATTGGTAATGTATCGTGGTGAATATTACCACAGAAGTATGTTGCCAGGCTTTGGTGATTCAGTGTATAATGGACGATTGTTCCAAACATTCTTTTTCAACACAGAGGTATAATAATGAATATTAAAGGTTTTAAACTGGTCACAGGTGAAGAAGTTATTTCCGAAGCCAGCATTTCAAATGATGGTCGTGCAATCTTGAAGAATCCAATGCAACTCCGTGTTGTACCTCCAAAGATTAATGGTGCACCTCCGTCGATGGGTTTCGTTCCCTTCCCAGCTTTTGCTGACCAATCCAAAGAAGTTGTAATTGCAATTGAACCACTTCATATTGCATACACATATGTTCCAGATCAAAACATCATTGAAAACTATAACGCTATGATGAGCGGCAGTTCTTCTAATCAACTAATTACTGGTTAATGTCTCTATTTTACACAAACGTACAATCAGTTGGCAACAACATTCTTTACCGTGGCATCGCTGACGGTAAAAGAACAAAGATAAAGATTCCATATCAGCCAACACTATATGAAAAGTCCAAGCAGGTGACACATTTCACCTCTTTGGACGGTGTATACCTCCAGCCACACAAGTTCGATTCGATGCGTGAAGCACGTGAATATTTGCGTCAGTTCGAAGGTGTGTCTGGTAAAACAATCTACGGTCAAAATCGTTTTGAGTACGCATTCATTGGTGAACAACACAAAGAAATGATTGATTGGGATTTTGATAAAGTCTCGATTGCGATTGTCGATATTGAGGTTGGCTCAGAAAATGGTTTCCCTGATCCGTATCTTGCCAACGAACCCGTTACTGCTATTGCTCTCCGTTTTATCGGAGGGCATACGTTCGTTTTTGGCTGTGGTGATTATGAAACCAAGGGTCAAGAACGATACATGAAGTGCAAAGATGAATATCACTTGCTCAAGTTCTTTCTGAAACTCTGGCAAGAGAAATGTCCAGATGCTCTCACTGGCTGGAACACCAAGTTCTTTGACGTACCATATCTTGTGAATCGTATGCGTAAAGTTCTTGGTGAAGATGAAGCCAAAAAACTATCTCCGTGGAACATTATCTCCGAACGCCAAGCATTTGTTATGAACCGTAAGATGACGGTGTATGAACTTGTCGGTGTCGGCGACCTCGACTATCTTGAATTGTATAAGTGGTATTCACCAAACGGTAAGTCACAAGAATCCTATCGTCTTGATGCCATTGCACAGTTTGAACTCGGTGAAGGTAAAATCTCATATGAAGAATATGAGAACTTGCACCAGTTGTATCGTTTGAACTATCAACTGTTTATTGAATACAACATCAAAGACGTTGACTTGATTCTCAAAC